AGCACTCAATGCTGAGTCTGCCGCTTCTGCCCATGTCACGCCTGTTCGTCGGCTTTTCTCTGCAATCTTTAATTGAGAGTCATCCGCTATCCAGCGCTTTTGATAAGGCAGCAATACTTCGTTCTTATCAAACTCACCAGATAAGACAAGCGTTTCACTTTGCCGTTGTAGCTTTTTTTGGGCTGCGCTTCTTTCTGTCATCAGCTTTATCCAAGCATTGCACGAACGGCGCAATCTTTAGCTTCTAACAGCTTTCTTAATGCGATTTCACGCTCTTCATTATCAGGTAGGTCTTCAGCTATTAAGTAAGCCAACTCATTGAAGGGTTTGTTGACCGTTTGTAAACGATCAGGTAAATGCAAGTATTTAAAATACTGAAGTATCTTCGGTGGTGTCGGTTTCTTAATTCCCATTATGCAATCCCCAATATGCCTTTCTTAATGTCTTGAATGGTTTCAGCGGTTACGCCAGCCTGCTTCACAATGGCTTCAGTTGCATCGGCTACTTCTGCCGCAAACGCTGCACGTATTTCTTTCTCAACCTTATGGCTCACCATTGAGGCTTGCTCGATACGTTGAATAACCAAAGCGAGTTGAGCGAGTGCTTTGGGTGGAATTACTTCACCATCTTCAGCTGCGTTTTCCATCATGGTCATGGACGTTTCAAAAGCCATGGTACGCACAAACTCTTGCAGCAGCTTACCCACATCAGAGGTGGGCGCTTCACCCAGTTTGGTTGTCCACACTTCCGCCACTTCGCGAGACTGCTTCAAACGCTGGCCCATTTCTTCCATGCGCTTGGCGTATCGGTTAAATCCAGTGCGACTGATTTTCACATCTTCTGGAAGCCCCGCATCATCAATCATTTCATTCACGGCCAAGCGAATGTCTTTCTGTGTCATGTTCCCACTGCGAATAAACGCATTCAGAGTTTGACGAATTTCATCAGGCAGCAAATCTATCTTTGATTTTCGATTACTGGCTGAACGGTTAACAATGGACATACAACACTCCTAAGCGCGTGGACGTTTTACACCAGGAACAATGGCTTGACCTGTTGCCACATCTTCACCACGGCCTGTAAGTTTTGCGACTTGGCAATCTAATACAGTACGAATGCTAATTAGCCCTTGCTCTTCAAGCCAAGATAAATGCGTACGAACTGCATCACGGCTAATGTTGTGACCGTAAGTATCAAGGCAAGAATCAAGGATAGATTCGTTCGCTTCATACCCTGTCATGTCATGAAGTGAACGCAAGATCACAAGACGCTGGTCTTCTTTTAATAACTCTTTAAAGCCCATAAGTACTCCGTTAAAAATTAAAACTGATATGAGAAAATAGCCATATCAAGGATTCTATTACTACCCACCCAAAGCCTAATAAACAAAACAGACCAAGAGTTAAAATTAAGTACAACCACTTATCTTTAGGGCTTACGTATTCCATAATCACACTCTATTTATCATCTTTTAAACGTTGTTCTAATAGCAGTTGAGCGAGGTGTTCTACAGGTTGTATTTGTGCCCGTAGCTCTTTCATCTCACCGCGTGTATTTGCCATTTCAAGCAATAGCTGCGTGACTTGTTGCTGAGTGGGTAGATTGTCAATCTGCGTTTGTAGTTCGTCCACTTTACGTCCTACCTTTTCTAGGTCTTCTCGCTTGGCGTACGTTTTAGAAAGCAAGGCAAGGACTAACATCCCCAATGTGCTCAACGCAGCCCATGCGATAGGCCAATAAGTTTTGATCCACAACTCCATTAATGTGGCTCCTTATGTGATTGACAACTGACGCAGCGCACCGCATTAGGCATCGCTTCTAATCGCTTAGTTGGGATGGTGTCACCACAACTTAAGCAATAGCGATTACCGTGTTCATCTTCGTCGGGCTGTTCTATGCAGCGTGTACGTTGATGAGCAATGGCTTTTTCTCTGAAGGTTTGCTCAAGCTCTTGAGCCTTATCGAACTGGTCGGTCATTTGCGCCCCTTGATCACACTTCCGATAGCACTCGTTATCTTATCGCCACTCGACTTAGAGTAAGGGGCAAAACCATCAAGTGAACGCAATCCATGGTAAGAAAATGCCAACGCATAAAGTGTTAAGGCGATAGCGATATCAGGCCCTGATTCGGAAAAGCCAAACACCTTAGCGGCCGTCATTAAGAAGATATAAAGCGTACCTGCCCAAAAGCTTTGACGAGCTTGCTTTGGTCGCGTTTGGCGAACGTATTCGTCTTTAGCATTATCACCATTACGAATAGTGGTTTGAGTTTCGTGATGTTCGGCTTGTTTATCACTAAGCGTGAGTTCTTGGCGGCGAGTCTTTTCCTTTTCTAACTCGACCTTAATCTTCTCAAGTTCAACCAAAGATTCAGGTGGCAAGTTTTGCAGGGCGCGAGTAACGGCCAACTCTTTCTGTGCCTTGTTAGCACCAAACATTGAATCGGCTTGCTCTACCGCTTCGGCTACTTTGTCTGCCGTTTCATTACCACCAAACAAACTTGATATGCCGCGAATAGCAGCAGGGCCATATTCCATGGCAAGCGAAGCTACCCCCGCGATGACTGAAAGTGACATTCTCTTAAGCTCCTGATTTTTGAAACTAGGTCATTCCCTTGTGGCGCTTTCGCAATACCAAGGTGGCGATCAATTTCATTTTGAGAGACACGGCTCCACGCTTTCGAAAAGTAACTTTGCATGGTGGCATCGTGGCTAAATAAAGGCGGGGTTAATGGGACTTCAATACCGTTTTCAAATGCATTCAACTCGGCATCGAGGCGCTGTTCGCGCCCTCGTTGTTTGGCAAAGTCCCAATTGCGGCCCATGGTTACGCTCGACGAATAACAAGCTTGGCTTTTTCACCACCAAGGTGAGCCATAAAATAATCGAAGGCCGTGCCTGAATTGATAACAGCCCATTCATTATTCACCACACCAAAGTCCATGCCTGGTGCAATACAACCTTCAAGCTGTGCTGCTCGGTTTGCTTTGTGGATAAGAATATGAGTTCGTTGAGAAGGGCCGAATCGAGTAACACCAAGGGTAGGTGCTTCTAGTGCGTAGCATTTGCCAAACTTCGGGCTGTCATGTGGTAGCAGGTCGTAGGTGCCTTCTGGAATACATGAAATGCCAGCTTGGTTATTTTTCCAAGGTCGTTCAACGGTCTTGAGAATAGCGTTTCCATTCTCATCGCACAGATAAGAAAAAACACCATGAGGGAAATAATTGCGATGGAGAGTTAGGGTTTTCATAGCACAACCAGTTTAGTAATGGGGTTACGTTTAACTGATTGTGCTTTCTATTTTGATACGGAAGGTAGTAACGCTAATTATTGATGATATCAGTTTCTCGACACTGAAATTGGCAGGAAGTAATTGTCTTTCATAGTCGCATCAATTTTACAAAAATCAAGACTCTCTTGCTTTCCTGCCACAAGAAAACCGTTAATTCCTTGTTCATCTCCACCAACATAAACCCAGTGTATATGGCCACTTCTATCATCTTTTATTTTAAACTCAATATCATAAGTCCAATTGTATTTTTCTGAGCGGTAGCCAAGCATACCAGTTTGCTGAATAGGTTTAGTTAGATCGAGTTCCTCATCACCCCAAGTAGCTTTAGGGTTTTTAGATTCATATTCAATAATGACGTCACTTTGATATGAAGCATTTACACTGTTCGCTTTCTTTGCTGGAGGGCAAAACTGAGATAGAACAGAAGCTGCATCTTTGATTATTTCAATATGCTCCGAATCGGATTCATTCATTTCAAATGACAGGGTATTACTAGGCTCACTACACCCGACAAGAGCATAAGCTGCAAGCAAGGTGATCACTGATTTTTTCATTACTAACTCTCTTAAAATAAATTCGGTTGACGGTTCTTAACTTCTATCTTGCGCATTTTAGCCACTACGCGATAGATATGCTGCATACTTTTATCGTATTTACGTGACAGCTCTTCAACATTCGCACCATTGAACTCACGCCAGATAGACAGGTTCATAATTTCAGATTCAAGCTGTCTTCCGCGTGGAAGGTAAAGCTGAACACCACCAAACTCTTTGCAAATACGATGCAGTAAAACCACCGCAAGCTTTGGATCGGTTTCGTTCTTAACGAGTTCATCTTTGAATATGCAGTAGATTTGGCGCATGGCTTCTGGCCATCTTTGGTGCTCTTCATCGTCTGCTAGTTTTTCAACTTCTTCTAGGCTTACATTCTTGTAGCCAAACAAGTCTTGGCTTTCTTCACTCATCACTGCCTCCCATCCACATGGCACACCTTCACAAAGTATAAATACAAAAACACCCCGCTTGGCGAGGTGTTTGTAGTATATGGCAGTGTTTACTGGTGGGGCACGTTAAGCAGGTTTGTAATATTTCTCAATATAATAATCCGCTAATAACTCGTAACCAGCTGGGCCTGTGCAATCGTTGTTCGATGGAATGCGACCACCACTTTTAGTGACCACCTCGGCCATCAATCGATAGTGCCATTTCTTTAAAGCTTCTAACACTTCAGCTGCTTGAGCTGACTTAAGCCAAACCGCTTTTTCAATGCCACGTCCATTTGATGCAGTAGTCATGCGCTTCACATAAGCATCAATGGCAACGTCGTTCGCATTACGGATAAAGCCTTGTTTGTGCATGGTACGCCAAATTGCACGAATCTTTGCCACTTCCGGCGCTCTTGCTTGTGGCTTGCGTTTTGGTTTAAAGCCTAGCGCTTTCATTCTGTCTAACACTTTGGTTAGTTGAATGTCGTTCAAGCCTTTTGCACTTCGCTTACCTGTGCATTGCTCAAGAACGTCACGATAAGAATCATCTTCCATGGCAAGATCACGCTTAGCGATTTGGACAAGTTTGAGTAAGTTAGACATTTACGACCTCAACCAAATTAATACTTTCGAGTTCTTGAATAGAACACTCAGCCATATTAACACCAACCCATAAACACATTACTTGCTCTGGTGTTAACTCAGGGAAGCGTGCAAGGACGAGGCGGCATGGTTCATATGCGGCATAATGGCCACCGTGAAGGTAGTGCATTAACCTTGCAGCTAAAACCACATCATGATTTCTGTTTAAATCTGGTAATGAAAACTTCATTTTCTCTCCTAAGCCGCTTTACGTTTGGCGTTCTTGCATTCCAACTGACAAGCTTTGCACCAACTCTGTAACCCATCGGGGTTTCTTCTGCATGGCGACCAGAACAAGGTGTCTTGCGGCCAATACTCTTGGCAGTGTGGGCACCATTTCTGCAAGCCTAGTTCAGCATCGAGTATGGCTTTACCATTCGCTAAGCGGCGTTGTAATAAACCTGCTTTCATTAGTGGTGTGTATTCACCAAACATAATAAAAACCTCCTATAGCTTTGTGTTGTACTGGCTGCTCATCAGTACCTAGCAACCACGCTAGGCAGACAAGCAAGGCGAACCTTGCTTGTTTCGCTTATTTATCTTCTAACAATCTTCCACAGCATTTCTTAAACTTCTTCTTTGAACCACATGGACAACGCTGTTTAGGTCGGATATTTATAAACTTCTTCTGAGAGACAAATCCTTCCTCTAATAACTCTCTTAAAGTATTTTCTGGACGCTCACCCATGCGATAAACAATTCTTTGTTCTTGCTCGGTGATTTGATGTTTTAGTATTTCCATCTTGTATTCCTTTTTTATGATTCAAGGCACGTTGCTTTAGTCAGCTCTAACCCTTCGAGCTTTTTGAACTGACGACACAGCACAGAAGCTTTTGAGAAGCTAGGGACATGAAAAGCATGAATATCGTGCAAGTCTGGGTACTCTTTTTTTGTGCGACGTTTGCCGTATATTTTCTCAATCGATTTTTTGAACTTTGTGGAATATTTAGCTTTGGTTTTTAAGCACCACACTTCACTCAAAATGCTTGGCGCATCTTCGGTGAAACTGAGACCACCTTTAAAACTCACCCATGCACCTTTGATGTGGCCATCAACGTAGACTTGAAGACAGGTTTTCGATTCAGACTCACGAACGCGTTGCACTGACACTTCATAACCTTTGTAATTAAAAGCGATATCAACCCAACCACCTGCCATTTCCGCTTCAATCTCAGCCCACATTTCTTTTGTAATTGGTTTGCTCATTCTTCATATTCCTTTTCATTGCTTGATATAGATTTCACTCGCTTCGCTTTGGGCAGTGGCGTATTGCGCCAATCACCGCAGTGGTTATCTGCCCATTGCTCTGCTTCGACTTGAGAGCAGCGGCGAAACTTCATGATGTATTTGATTAACTGGTTAGGCCGCTTCGCTTTCGTCTTTTCCATTGAGTTCATCCATCATGTCCTCGTACTCTTCACGAACGTTCGAACTGGACTGATTTAAAATGAACTTCAGTGCTGCGATATAGCCTTCTTCAAACGTGCTATCTGGAAATGCAGTGCCGTCTTTTTCAATTAAGGCTTCAGCCATTTCAATTTCTAGATCAATCACTCTGCGAGTGTGGGCGGTAGTGAAAGAACGTTGCAGTGGGTTAGCTGTATGCATGTTGATTCCCTCTATTCCGTTTGTCATAAACGGTCACAATGTTGTTGTTTCGAATTAGGATGTAGGCGCAGTCACTTTCTAAAATTCGCTTTGGCTGCCAACCTGATTCGCATTTCATTATTCTTCGCAGTCTGTTCTTGCTTGGGCGGTTAGCTTTCGCCACCGCCTCTACAAGTTGTGGAAGGCTGCGACCCGTACGTTGTCGCCATCTTTCGATAGCATGGCGACTGACGTTTATCTCTCCATATCGGGTGCTTATCAGTAACATTCACACCTCGCTATAGCTTGGCGATATCAAGAGGAATGTTTATGTATTTGTCTTCACCGTTGCGCTCTTTGAAATTCAAGTAAGTTTTCGAGCTAACGACTTTCTGTGCATCATCAATAGCAGCCATGGCCTGAACCCAGCGAGCATCTTCTGAGACGCTTTTATACTGACTGCGAAAGTCCATCACTTTCTTTACGCTGATTGAACCTTCTTTATCTGTTTCAAATAGGCCGTGAATAATGAGTTGGAGTTCACGATTGGCATTTTCAGACCAATCATTAGCGCACTCTTTCATTAGCTTCTCTGCCACCTTGAGTTCTGGGCCAAATACAAATCGGTCTTGAACACAAATACGGATCTGTTTTTTGCCATCAAACGAGGTGAAGGAAGCGCCGCCTTTCTTACCGCCAATTTTGGTGTCGTACTTTTCAGCAATAAGCTCTTGGAACGCTAAGCAATCCTCATAAACTTCTTTTTTAAATTCACGAATCACCGCTTGAATTTCCAACGCGGTAGCCATGTGCTTCATAACAAAAGCGTCCATCTCGATGTCATAGTCATCAATGTTGCTTTCTTGAACTAGGCGACCTTTACGGTCTAGCTTCCAACCTTCAGGCTGTTGAGTTTGACTAGTCATTGTTTTTCTCCACGATATTGAATGTAAAAGTGCCGTCTTTTTCGGTAACTTCAACTTCGTCGAAGTCACGTGCATCTAGATCTTCAATGGCAGTTTCAAGAGTGAACAAATCATATTTAACGGCTTCTACTTTCTTTTCTAAGTGCTGACGTTGCTCTTCTAAAAGCTCTATGTATTTTTCTTTGCTAATGGTTTTCATTTGGTTCTCACTTATTAAAAATTCTTAGGCTGCACCGCAATAAGCTCAGGTGCGTATGGGTTTAAGTACTGAGTCATGTACTTTGCGTTAATATTGTCGGTCTCACTTTCCACCCAGCGAACTAGGCAACCGCTAAGCTTTGCGATGTGTGAAACTTTAAGTGTCTTACCCGCCTGTTCACGCACTTCGTTTGATTTACTAACAAGCCATACAGGTGGAAACTCGATGGTAATAACAGGGATGGCAATGCCAGTGCTTACATTCACGATCAAGCTTCCTGCCGTTTCTAATCGAGACAGGGCATTAGCCACAGCGCGACGTTTTTCATTTAGATGCATCATTGGTATTTCCTTAATCGTTCCAACATGAAATTTCTTCTTCAACATCATCTACAGCTATTGGCTTATCACCTGCTTGAACCATGCTTTCGTAGCTACACTGAAAACAAATTGCGTAACTCCAACATTCGTAAAATGACCAAGTTCCAGAAAATCGAATGTGCATTTCTTTGGCTACTTGGATTCTGTATACCGACCATTTCAGCCACTCAATAAATTGCTTCATATCTCACCTCAATCGTTGGTTTCTAATTCAGCAAACGCTTTACGCAGCACTTGCTCACTAATGGTTTGACCTTTGGCAAACATCGCCGCCAGTTTAAGTGTTTTGCTTAGCAATCTAAGTCCACCTGGGCGCTCACTGATTTGCAGCATTAACCCGCGTTCAGACTCGCCATTTACGTTCCATGCATCAGCAATGGCACGAACGTCTGCTTGCTTGGTTTTGTGGATGCCACGTTTCTTGCCTATGCGTGAAAACAAACGGGCAAAATCTTCATTACGGTGCCCCCCCGTAAACTGGGTGTAAACTTTGTTATTGCCCGCCATCACCATGCCAACTTCGCAATACTCCTGAATCGCTCTTAACTCCTCTAAAGCTTCATATTTCAAGTGATCAGCTTCATCGATAATGACTAACCCATTCGTCCCAATTAGCCTGTTTCTAATCGCCCTTGCTAAAGCATCCTTTCTTCGAGGAGCGTTAGTTAGTCCTAGCTCCATCGCTAACTCATAAAGGCAACCAACTAAGCTTGAAATGCTCGGGCTAATCGTGATCATCCATACGTTATTATTTGACTGCATGTAATTACGAAGTGTCTCCGTTTTGCCGACACCAGAGGCACCGTAAATACAAGCAATATCTGACGTTCCATGCGCATAACGCAGGTCATCGATAATCTGCTTTGCGGTTTGGGTCATCACAAAGCCAGGGGCTTTACTTGGGGCGGTTGTTTTCTCAGCGCGATAAGAAAGCCAGCGGTCTATTTTTTTGATCATCTTGGCTGGGTCAGCTTTGTATGAACCGTTCAATATTTGGCTTAGCGTGGCAGGTGATACGCTGATCTCTTTTGCAATCTGAGACGCTGAAACAGCCTTCGATTCTGTTAATGCACGAATGCGCATTAATATGTCGGTTTGCTTCGCTTCTGCAGTGCCTAGTTCAACTACGTTTGTATTCATATCAATCTCCATTTATGGAAGGTTTAAATAGGGTTTAAAGCTTGTTTTTAAATTTCTGTGCAAACAGGTTTGAAACGCTTTGGCTGAAGTTCTGTTCGTAGTCTTCGTCTTCATCTTCTAGCGCTATGGCCTTAGCCGCCGTGTTGCCAATCGATACGGGTCTGAATGGTTCAACCACTTTGGTTTCAGGTAGCACTTCTTCTTCAAGCGGCTTCATCATTGCGGCCACTTCCAGTGCATCCATTTCTGTTTGAGCTTGCGCAGCAATCTTGTTTGCTTTGGTAAATTGTGTGCGCTTGCGTTTGTGCTCTCTTGCCGCTTGCGTATCACCAAATCCAGTCTTATCGAGACATTCAGCGGTACAAATTCGAACGCCATTCAAGGTGTAAACTTCGATAGATTCATGCAGCTTTAATGGGTCGAAACGTGCCACGAGTTTTTGGCCAACATGGTTCATCATCGATTCGCTGTAATAGCGGTTCTTACGGCCTTTCAAACTTCCGCCAGCGTCCAGTGAAATGGTGCCGTGTTTAGACACTCTTACTGCCTCAGCTTGTAGCATCATCATTTGCAATTGGTCGGTGGTTGCCTTGCGTATTGCTGCCGTTTCATAGCTGGCATTGAACGCTTGGTTAAAGCTCATAAACCCTTTGCACACTTCGGTGTTTCGGTTCTCTCTCGCGTTGTACATTTCCACGCCTTTAGCGATGGCTTGTAGAAAGTCTTCCGCGTCGAGCGCCTTGCTTCCGTAGTTGTCTGGTTTTGCCATTGGGTTCGGGCCTGTATAAGCGCCACGACAAAGTGGATGTTTATCGATGTACTCTTCAAGGCCACCCACACCAAACGCACGTTCTATCGGTTTGGCTTGGCCGTGACCTTTGCCTAATATCACGCTCGACCAGTGCAACTTGATATTCATCATTGGGATGATGCCAAGGGGATCGTCTGCTTTTACTTTGAATCGGTAACGGTTAGGAACGCCGCCCTTCATCCATTTGTTTGCAGCAGCTCTGGTGTTATCCAAAGTCAGCTCTTTAGGCACACCGAACTTTTCACAAACGTCCATTAGTGAAAGGCGAATGCTGTCTGTGTTTTCACTAATGTCACAACGCCAACCAATAATTTTGCGGCTGTAAATGTCTTGCCAAAACCACGTTTTAGGACGAAGAATTTCACCGTTAAACCACTTCACAAACACGTTGTGTTGATAGCCATCGCCGTTAATCCATTCCAGAGCGTGAAGCCCTTCAACGGTACGTTCTTGCGGTGGGAACATTTGATGCAGTGCGTGTTCACCCTCACGAAGCATGATGCGTTGTTGCACTGGCACTTCATGTTCAAGGCGGCGTCCTAAGCTTTTTAGGCTTGGTACTTTCCAACCTTTAGATGGAGCCGTATCAATAAGGCGCTCATAACAAACCGACATAGCAGGTTGCTCTAGGCTCAAGTAGTCAGCTTTGAAAAACTCCCACGCTTCAGGTGTGATGTAAGCAAACTGATTCGGCTTTTGAGTTTGGGATGATTCAAAGTTTTTAGGCAGCAGAGCTGGAGCCCAATCACATTCGTCTATTCCTTTCACCTTCGCGCAGCTGCGGCGCAAAGTAGAAAGTGCCACGCCATATTCTTCAGAGACCGATTGATAAGCGTCCATCAACTTAATGCCGTTATTCTTAAGTGCAAAGACAGCTTGAACGGTGCGCAATGCTTGTTGTGCTTTCTCTTTGGCAGCGTTGTTGTTCTTACTCCAACGAGCCCAAAGCGCTTCACGGCAATACGACTTCTCGCTTTTCTTTTTCGGCAACTCAAGGACCTGATCGCCAACTTGAACTTTGCCTTGTTTTCTCATCAAGGCGGTTTGAACCTGGACTGGAAGAGTGGATACTCGATACTCAAGTACACGTCCTTTAACGCCTTTAGCTTGTTGCTTTTGCCATCCTTCCTTTCTCGCTCTATACGATATTCCTTGAGGTGTTTCGGGCAACCCTGCAACTCCTAAAAGGTCTTTAGCTAGAATCCACATAAGTCCTCCTTCTAGTATCGGCTAGGCCAGATAACTGATGGTTGAACCCCAATTGCTTCTGCAATGATTTTTTCAGCTTTTGGGTATTTGACGCGCATAGCGTTTCTTAATGTGCTTGCTGCTAGACCTTCTCTAACTGAAAGCTGAGTAAGAGAAATTCCTTTCTTATGAAGTGCGGCCACGATGTCTACACGGTGCCAATCTGCATTGTTTGTTTCTTTATCCATTTCATGTCACCATTTAAAGTTAGTAATCGGTGTAACTCTGTGCGTTTACCCCGTTGTGTATGAAAGAGATTAGATTGAAAGAAACGTTAAAGCAACTGCTTTCTTTTAAAAATCTAGCAATTCTGTGATGATTTTATTTAAGTTGTTGTTTTGTATTGATTAAAAATTAAAAGAAAAAGTAAATCTTAAAAGCAAGATGGCTTTCTTTTTAGGTGGTTTAAATGAAAGAGTGGTTTTTAACAAGTGACTTGGTTGGAAAGAACGGGATGCCAGATACTCCCCAAGGAGTAACTAATAAAGCTAGGAATGAAGAATGGAAGAAACGAAAGGCTCCAGGAGTGAAAGGGAGAGCATTTGAATACCACAGAAGCAGCCTTCCTCAATCAGTTATAGACTCCTTAGAAAACAACGAGGTACGAGAGCCTTCCGTTGCCTATCTTGGTGATACTATTAAGATTCCTGTCTACGACGTCACTGTGTCTGCGGGGCATGGCTGCATCCCATACGAACAAGACCAAGCTAATGAATACGTAGCAATCCAGAAAGAGCTTCTATCGCTCTATGGCGTAACGAACCGTAGAGAGCTATTCATTCTTCCTGTAAAGGGCGACTCCATGGAGCCCACGCTCTATGAAGATGACCTGGTGCTAATACAACGGATAAATTTAGATAGCTTTTTACATGAAGGGGTTTATGTCATTCGTCTGAAAGATGATCTATTCATAAAGAGAATTCAATACAACCATATAAAACAGACACTTAAAATAAAAAGCGATAACAAAGAGTACGACGAAATGTTTTTCTCAGGAGATGACCTAAATGATATTGAGGTCATTGGTGAAGCGGTGCGTGTTCTGATGACGAGGATTAGAAAGGTTAGACTTTAACGCCTCTCGTTTTAAATGTTTAAACTCGATTTAAACAGCGAACAAACAAAAACAGCCAGTGCTCACTTTGATAGGGTAAAACGACACGTTTCAGATTTATTGCTCATTTCGTACCGACTTTGACAGGTACAAAAAAGGGCGCAACATGCGCCCATCCATTAATCCATCAAATCCCGTATCTGTTCCAGCAGTTCAGCCCGTCGATACTCTAACTCGCCAAGCTCTTGGTACAAGCTTGCCAGCTCTCCACCAACGCTTGACAACTTCGCCATAGCGTTAATAGAGCCACCAGTATCAAACACCCCATCTTTCTTCCTCAATGCCTGCTCATACCTTGCCACAGCAGTCCTTGAGGTCTTTACGCCCATTTGAGTATTCACCCAATCAGCGACTTGTGTACACTTGCCATAGCCCGATTCACGTATCTTTTCATCAAGCTCTTTCTTTTGTTCACTCGTAAGTTGCATCACGAAATTTCTAACACCAGCCAT